ACAGATAAAATAGAAACATTACAGAGAGATCCATGCTTAAGACAGTAAAACTATATGGAGATCTGGCAGATTTTGTAGGATGGAAGGAACAGAAGGCAGAGGTGAGAAATACAGTTGAGGTGATGCGTTTTCTGCGTTGCAATCACCCAGAGCTAGAAACATATATGATAGATAAATTTTACAAGGTAGATATTGGTGGATATAACGTAACAGAGGAAAATATGTTTGATCCAATTGCAGAAGAAATAAAAATAATACCAGTTGTCGAGGGTAAGTTTTTTGGTATTTTAACTGGAATTGGTTTGTTATTTGCTGGAAGTGCAAAAACTATATTTGGTTTAACAGTTTCAAAAGCTTTTGCTTCAATAGCTACTAATCTTGGTATTAGTTTGATTCTTAATGATGTTACTAATTATTTAACACCAAAACCTAAACCGATGTCATCTTTAGAACCAGAAGATGCCACTGTTAACTTTGCCTTTAGTGGGGTCACAAACGTCAGTCGTGCAGGTGTAGCCTTACCTCTTGTATATGGAGATATCTTTGTTGGAAGTATAAATGTATCAAACGGAATTGATACAGACCAAATTGAGGTTTCTGTCTAATGCCTTTTTCTGATTTTGATGATTTACCTGATGTTGATTTAAACCCTTTTCAATTACATTATTTTGGTGAATTTACAGATCAACAATTAGATGGCTATTTAAAAGAATTTGGTAATAGTTCATTAGGTAATAATGTTGTATTTGATGCTGCTGGAAAGTTAGTTGAAATAGAAGGTATCACTGTTGAAACTGGTAGTTACAGTCAGTCAGGAACAACAGTAACAATCACACATGATGGAAGTGAAACAATAAATGTAGGTGATGTTTTAAATGTAATACTAAATGTAGGTGCTGTTGCTACTGAAGTAAGAGAAGAATTAACAGTAGCTTCAGTTACTTCATCAACTGTTTTCACTGTCACTCGTACAACTTCTGCTACAGTTTCAGCCGAAGTAGTTAGTTTTTATAAAGAAGATGTTCCTTTAGCTGGAACTTATTCTCAATCAGCAAATACAATCACTGTCACTCATAGTGGTACAGAAACATTAGCTGTTGGTGATGTCGTTGACCTAAATGTTACCTCTGGTTCTGGTACAACAGAGAATGTAACTGTCACATCTGTCACCTCCTCAACAGAATTTAAAGTTGCAAGTAGTACTTCTGTTACAACATCAGGAAATGCCACTTTCACAAAACAAAATGATGCAAACAGATTAGCAGGTGATGTTGATGGCATACAAACTACAACAGATTCAATATTATCCAGTAAGCAATCAAATGATCTTATAGATGTTTTATCAGAAGGAGAAATAGCTGGTTTTCATTCACCATTAGAAGCAGGGTTAACGCAGGGAACTGATAAATATAATATCGCAGCACTAAAGGATGTCTTTTTAAATGGAACGCAGGTACTTAAAAAATCAGCAGATATTAATAATCTTACGGAAGGTGATTTTAATTTTACAAGAGAAGATATAAGTTTTGAACCTAGATTTGGAACTTCTAGTCAGACTGCCTTAGATACTATCAATGAAATAGAATCTGAAACTGCTGTAGGTGTTGAAGTAACAAAAGCAACTCCAGTATCAAGGTCAATTTCAAATCAGATAGATAAATTAAGAATTACTATTGTATTTCCTTCTCTTCAGCAATTTAATACATCTGATGGATCTACAAATGGTACACAGGTCAATTTATCTATAAAAATCACAGAGAATAATGGTACAGAACATAGAGTTATTAAAGGAACAAAAGGTGCTGTTATTGGTAAGACAAATACACAGTATTTTAGAGATTATATTATAAAAGGTTTATCAAATCTCAGTTATCCAATAACCGCTACTGTCACTAGAGTTACTAATGATTCTAGTGATACTAATTTACAAAATAAATTTAGCTGGTCATCTTTTACAGAGATAACAGCAGAACAGAGAGCTTATGTAGATATTGCACACGTTGGCTTACGTTTTAATGCTGAATCATTTAGATCAATACCAACAAGAACATACAGAATAAGAGGTATAAAAGTAAAGATCCCACATAATGCAACTGTAAGATCAGACGGCAGTTTATCTTTCAGTGGTAGTTTTAATGGCACGTTAAAAACAGATAAGGAGTTTACAAACGATCCAGCTTGGGTTTTATATGATGTCTTAACTAATACACGTTATGGTGCATCAATTCCAGAAACAGCAATAGATAAATTTGCTTTCTATTCTGCGTCTGAATACAACTCAACTCTTATTGATGATGGAGATGGAGGAACAGAAGCAAGGTTTAGTTGCAATGTGAATATTAATAATCAAAAGGAAGCATTTGAACTTATACAGGATCTTTGTTCTGTAATGCGTGTACAGGCTTTTTATGAAGCTGGCAGTATTACGATCTCACAGGATAGACCATCTGACCCTGTTTATACCTTTAATATCTCTAACGTAACTGAAGGTGGGTTTTCATATAGTAATCAAAGTCAGAGAGCTAAGTTTACAAAGATAAATGTGGGTTTCTTTGATATGACAACTCAAGCTATTGACTATGAGACAGTAGATGACACAACAGCACAGTCAAGATATGGAATAAAAACACAGACTATAAAAAGCTTTGCCACAACATCAAGAGGACAGGCTTCAAGAATGGCGAAATGGTTATTGTTCAACCAAAATAATTCTTCTGAAATAGTTAACTTCAGTATTACTGCTGAAGCAGGTGTATTGGTACGTCCTGGACAGATAATATCAGTAGCAGATGAAGTAAAACAGGGAGTCAGAAGAGGAGGAAGAATTAAAACAGGTATTAGTACAACTCAAATAGAGGTTGATGATACAGCATCCACTGATCTTGTTAGTTCCAATACTGCAAAACTATCAGTTATTTTATCTGATGGAACACTTGAGACAAAAGAGATTAGTGGTATATCAGGTGCTACTGTCACTGTCTCCTCTGCTTTTTCCTCCGTACCACAGGCAAATAGTGTCTGGGTTATAGAAAATACAACACTTGAACCTACTACTTGGAGAGTTGTAAACGTACAGGAAGAGGAGAATCTTACATTCAGCATCACAGCAGCATCACATAATAGTGGTAAATATGATTTTGTAGAAGATGGAACACCATTACCAGCTAAAAGTTTTACTTTAATTACAAAGAAACTACCCGCACCAGAAAACTTATCTGCCTCTGAATCACTAATTGTTATTAACAATAAAGCAGTTGCAAGATTATCAATATCTTTTGCTGCTGTTAAAGGTGCTATTGGATATTATCTGCAATATAAATTTGAGAATGGAAACTTTATTAACCAACAAGTAAAAGCTACTGATTTTGATTTAGATAATATTACTAATGGTAAGTTTGTTATCAGAGTATTCTCTATAAATGCGATAAATAAACTAAGTGAAAGACCAAATGAAATACAATTTACGTCTGTTGGTAAAACTGCATTACCTGGTGATGTACAAAATTTGAGAGTAGAAACTATATCAGATCAGTTGATGAGGTTACGTTTTGATAAATCCACTGATATTGATGTATTACATGGTGGAAACGTAGTCGTAAGACATAGTAATTTAACAAATGGCACTGGTACGTTTACTAATTCTGTTGACTTAATCCCTGCCTTACCAGGTTCAGTCAGTGAAACAATGCTGCCAGCTATTGATGGAGAATATATTCTTAAATTCAGAGATGATGGTGGCAGATTAAGTTCTGGTGAAGCATCTGTTGTTGTTGTTAATCCCGATCCATTACCTAAACTCCTTGTTTTTAATGATAGAGAAGATACAGATTCACCTCCTTTTGGAGGTACAAAAGTAGACTGCTTTTTTAGTGCTGAAGTTAATGGTTTAGTCTTGGGATCTACAGAAACATTAGATGATGTTGCAGATTTTGATGCTATCTCATCCTTTGATTTTCTTGGTGCTGTAGATACAACAGATGGAGGTACTTATGACTTTGCTAATATTCTTGATCTTGGTGGTGTTCAGCCCTTACGTTTAACAAGGCATTTTGTAACGCAGGGTTTTTATCCTAATGATCTGATAGATAGTAGATCAGGCAATATTGATACTTGGACAGATTTTGATGCAGCTACAGCCTTTGATGTCAACGCTAAGCTGTTGGTAGCAGTGACATCTGATGCACCTTCCAATGGTTCTAGTTATCAGGACAGTGATTTTATAGGCAAGACATTTAATACCTTTGCTAATGGAACTCATGTCGGTAGAGGATTTAAATTTAGATGTGAAATGTTAAGTTTTGACCCTGCACAAAGTATTGAAATAGATCAATTAGGATATTCAGCAGAGCTTGATAGAAGAGTTGAAACTGTAAATACTGTTATAGCTTCCACAACATCAACAAAATCTGTTACATTCACAAATTCATTCTTTACAGGAGCTACTGGAACAAGTGTTAGTGCTAATTCTGCTTTGCCAACAATAGGAATCACCATAGAGAATATGTCAGCAGGCGATGAATTTTTCTTGTCAAATATTTCTGGCACTGGATTTGATATTGATATTAAGAATGATGGTAGTAATGTTGATAGAAATTTCAAATATACAGCCGTAGGTTTTGGGCGTGGTAGTTAGTGTTGGTTTAGGATATACTTAGAGAAAATTTTGGATTAGGAAATGGCACAACACGATTATGTTATAGATAACTCCACAGGAGCAAACGTCAGGGCTGATATAAATAATGCTTTATTAGCAATATCAAGTAATAATTCTGGATCGTCCGCACCGAGTACAAATTACGCAAGTCAATTTTTTGCTAATACATCATCTAGCATGATGCAGTTAAGAAATACATCTAATAATGCTCATATAAATTTATTTACTTTGGCAGGAGCACCTGCTTTTCCTTTAGATGGAACGATAAATAGTATAAATATAGGTAAAGGAGCAAACTCTGTTGCTGGTAACACTGTTCTTGGAGAAAGTGCTTTAGATGCTTCTGTTAGTGGTGGAAGTAATACAGCGATTGGTAGTGGTGCATTAACAACAAATACTTCTGGACAAAACAATACTGCATTAGGAGCTATAACATTAGATGCAAACTCAACTGGAAGTAGAAATACAGCATTAGGTAGAGCAGCTTTAAATTCAAATACCACAGCAAGTGATAATACCTCTGTAGGTTATAACTCTTTAGTTTTAAACACAACTGGAACAGGTAATACAGCCGTAGGTTCTGAAGCCTTAGATGCAAACACTACAGGAGGAGAAAATACTGCTGTTGGATTGACTAGTTTAAGTGGTAATACTACAGGAGATGCAAATACTGCTGTTGGTAGAACTTGTATGTTTTCTAATACAACAGGATCACAAAACACTGCTATCGGTAGACAAGCATTAGGAGCAAACACAACAGCTAATAACAATACAGCAGTTGGATACCATGGTTTACTATTAAACACTACTGGAACTCAAAATGTAGCTGTAGGAGCTACTGCTTTAGGAGCAAACACAACTGCTAATGACAACACAGCACTAGGTTTTAATTCTTTAAGACTAAACACAACTGGAGGATCAAATGTATCGCTAG